AACCCTTTCTACGTCCCAAACCTGTACTCATTCTTACTGTGTTAACTTATTCTGCAGAGTGTTGTGCCTTAGCCTAGGAACCGATAGAGACCCTAGAAAGGTGTCTATGGTTAGCCTAGGAAGGTATGGTACTCTGTTTCAACAGTTAACTGGGGAGAGGATATTAGACCTCAACTCAGCAGCATCTATGGGTATTGGCTTACAGTTAAAGTTTATAGCGAGGCTATTTACCTTTAATTGTGGTCCGCAGAATCCAATGACCCGAGACCTTACCGACACAGGGGCTGCAGCAACCAGCTGTAGCTCCTTTATAGGTATGTTATGTCTCGGTCTATTGGAGTTTATCCATCCTTTTAGTCTTTCCCTCATTGGGAAAGGAGGTTACTTTGACGATACCAGATATTAGGTACCGTGTTAGCTTACCACCTCAGGTTGCTAACTACTACCTTCTTATTAACGGTGCCAATGTGGATCACGGTGTAGTCGACACGTGGTCTAACTACAGCCAGATTGTTGATCGGAAAAATCCGATAGAATTTGGCACTGAACGGCATCGCCCCCCCGGTCCGTGTATTCACAATACAGTGAAGATAACGGACGTACTTTCGAGTACTACTTACGTCGAGGGAGGCACTGGGGCTGTCCTTGTCATGGGTGGCCATGGGGCCGCTAGAGTTGGGGGTTGTTACCCTGATTTTAGCCCCCGTAACCACGTATGGTTCGATGGATGGCTGAATTTGCTCTCTGAATTCGAGAACACTCCAACCTATCAGAACTTGTTGCTCTCAGCTTTTAACAAGCAGATTACGCAGGTTCCGACTAAGACATCCGTTATCAACTTCATTATTGAGTTATTGGAGTTGAAGCCAATTTTTAAGAAGTTGGCGTCTATACCTAAACACATTAGGGAGGGTACTCTTACTAAAGCTGTCTCAGGGAAGTCCCTTTCGAGGAGATCTCCCATAAATGCAGCTAAAGGTGGAGCAAAGGGCTTCCTAGCGGTCGAATTTCAGTGGTTGCCTTTTATTAGCGATATCTATGCCTTTATAACGGCAATGGATACCGTTACTAAACGTATCAACTTTCTTATTAAAACCAAGAAAGAAGAGACGACTGTACGGTTTGTCAAAGAAGACTGTGCAGTACGAGCCGAAACTGGAACCGAAATAATCGTTTATGACGATTCATCGGACGTTAGGCAGTCCATTTGGCTTACAGATTATCAATGCGATTTTATATCGACCTGGAAGCTTTACCAGGATCTGGAAGGACTTGATGATGTGTGGGCTGGTCTCCGCGGTCTTTTTGTCGACCTTGGTGTGAACAACCCTGCAAAAATTGTCTGGAACGCGATACCATTCTCGTTCTTAGTCGATTGGGTTGCTCCGGTTTCTCAGTGGCTTGAAAAGGCCGCTGCCCAACCATTCTACGGAGTTTGGAAAACTTATGATGTAACTTCATCAGTCAATGAGAAGTATACGTTTGAGAACCGCTTCGTCGCCAAACATGGCGGGACTAACGGTCCGGAGTTCAAGGCTGTTGTACAGCAATACCGCCGTCTAAATTATTTACCTCTATCTCTGGGAGCTATCGATTTCTCTCAGCTGACAGACACACAGCAGAAGCTAGCACTGGCGCTCGCCGTTTCAGGCGCGCGTTAATCTATTCTGCCAGGAGGCGTTTATGGCACTAGGTGACCCTATTGTTTTGAAAGATTCTGGGGGTACTGATCATAATTTTGATAAGCAGTCCCAGACCACCCTAAAGGATGGTACAGTCCAGTCCACGTATGTGGACAGGGTTTCAACACCGACTGAACCTGTTACTCTGGTTGTAAAGCAGAGTATTACTGGCAAAGGTGTTGCCCGGGTTCGCCGAACTCTAGTCCAAGTGACTATTGTTAAGCTAAACTCGACTACTAATCTTCCAAGCCAGTGGACCCAGAATTATTCATGGGTGTTTCCACTGAACGGCGACATCACTACCGCTGAGGTTTACAATTCCGTAGCTTGGCTAGGGGATCTACTCGGTGGAGCTGTTACCGTGGACACGACTAAGTTGGGCTACCTCTTACAGGGGCAGAACTAACCTCCGGGAAGGAGCCGGCTATGAAGCCGATTAGACCGTGTCGCATATGCGGGTCTTTACATTCATCTACCAGTGCGCATGTAGTAAATGAGCTACGTGTGAAACATAAGAAGAGGAGAACATATCATGTCCCATTCTTACACCATTTATATGGACCGCTTACTTGGCTTGTTAAGGCCACGGTTCGTAGTTGGGGACCCATCGCTGTGCTTATCGGCCGAGAAGGACTTCGAATATTGTTTGAAGCACTTTCAAGGCGAGGGCATTAGGTTTCTCACTGTTACCTTACCTGAATTGCGTAAGGCTGTTGACTTGTCTTTCCAGACTAGTCATTTGGAGACACCTGTGTCTTTTCGTAGATTCCGAGGGTCGGCTTTACCGATCTTTCTCTACAGTCATTTCGTAGAGATCTACGAGGACGATGGAACCCTCCGGTTATTTCCCAACATCACTTGCATCTCGCATGTGCGTCAGGTCCTTGAGGCGTTTTATAAGTTAGAAGCCCCTTACAGTAAGCCTCTTGAGGCTGAAACTATTAGGAAGTTCGTGGATAACGAACGTTCTATTAGGGCTTTCCTTAGCGATTCAGTTGCACTGTATGGTGATCCCGCTCATCGCGAGCTCATCTCAAATGCAGCTATGCTGTGTCGTGACGTTTTCGAGGACTTTGACCCTAAGGATATTATCCCTGGGAATGGCCCGGGCAAACTTGCGACTGGCGAAGTCGGTGACCAGAAGTGGATACCAACCACCAGGGTTGCTGAAATTGACCAGGAGTATCCAGCGTGGAAGTACGTCTTTCACTCCCTGAATATGCTTGTAGATCTTTCGGACGAGTACCGAGGCCTTAAGAGAATCCCTAGTGGAGTCTCCAAGGTAAAGTTAGTTCCGAAGGATTCAAGAGGCCCTCGCACGATAACCATGGAACCGCATTCTTATATGTGGATCCAGCAAGGTTTACGCGCGAAATTATATGATTGGCTCGAGAGACCTATCCTTGATAGGCCACATCGGCGCCGTTCCCTTACATCGGGTCATATAAACTTCACTGACCAAGGGGTCAACCAGTTTCTTGCCCTAAGTTCTTCGCAATCATGCGAGTGGGCAACACTGGATTTGAAGGATGCCTCTGATCTACTGTCCGTCGAGTTAGTTAAGCAAATCTTCCGGCTTAAACCCCGGCTTCTGAGATGCTTACTAGCAGCACGGTCGCACGACACCTTACTCCCGGACGGGAGTATTCTCCCTTTGCAGAAGTTTGCAGGTATGGGGTCGGCAACAACCTTCCCTATCGAAGCCTTTTGCTTTTGGGCAATCACTTCGTCGTGTATAGCTATGGAGCTAGGCATAAGTTTGCGTGAAGCTACGTCCTTTGTATATGTCTTTGGTGACGACATCATTGTCCCAAACGATCTAGCAGAGGAGGTAATAAGCTCTTTGGAGTATTGCGGTTTAATTGTTAACCGCTCAAAGAGTTATTACCGCGGACTGTTTCGAGAGTCGTGCGGTGTCGATGCCTTCATGGGTGTTGACGTAACTCCGATTCGATTTAAGAAGCTTTTCCCCGCGTCCTTAGACGACGGTTCTGAGTTCGCCGCTTGGTGTTCTTACGCTAATGCTTTTAAGCGTAAGGGTTACGACGAGTTGGCTGAGAGCATATTCGTGGAGTTGGAAAGCGTGTTCGGTAGAATTCCCTACGGGACTCCGACCTCACCGTTCCCATGTAGACATGCTCTGGACGCTTTTGATGCCGAGGAACTCAACCGAGTTACGAAGATCAGGAGACGTTACAGCTCTACCTTGCATCGTCTAGAGTTTAGGGTTTATCATTTGGTCCCTAAGGGCCACCCTTCTACTCTAGATGGATACCATCGCTTGACCCGGAATCTCATTTCCGGTCCCGGCGATGACCCGTCGACTTACATTCTCCCTAATGAGGTTGAACTTATTCGGGGGTGGATGGCGGTATAGGTCTCACTAACCTGTACTTAGC